GAGGCCGGCTGACCAGACGCTCGGTGTCGCGCTCGACTGGATCGAGGCGCACTGCGTTGTTCCTGACGGCTTCAACCGCGGCCGGGACTTCACCCTGTACGACTACCAGCTCGAGTACTTCTCGAACTTCTATCTCGTGCGTGGCGATGCCGAGTGGATCCCCGACGAGCCAGTGCTCGGACCCGCCTTCGTCTATCGTCGTGGTCTGCTGATCGGACCGCAGAAGCTCGGCAAGGGTCCTACTACTGCGGCGCACATCTGTCTCGAGGGTGTCGGTCCTGCTTTGTTCGCTGGGTGGGCTGGCCGCGATGACGGCTACTCGTGCCGTGACCATGGTTGCACGTGTGGGTGGGAACGACCGTACGAGTTCGGCGAGCCGATGGGCATGTCGTGGCCGACGCCGCTCATTCAGATCACGGCGCTGTCCGAGGAGCAGACCGACAACATCTATGGTGCCCTGCGCCCGATGATCGAGTTCGGCCCCTTGGTGGACGTGATCCCGAAGACCGGGGAGCAGTTCATTCGGCTGCCTGGCGGTGGCCGCGTCGATACCGTGACCTCGAGCGCGATGAGCCGCCTCGGTCAGCGCGTTACGTTCGCACCCCAGGATGAAGTCGGTCTGTGGACGAAGACCAACCGGATGATGGCCGTCGCGGATACCCAGTACCGCGGCCTCGCCGGTATGGGCGGTCGCGCGTCGCTGACGTCGAATGCTTGGGACCCGGCCGAGTCGTCGGTGGCTCAGGTGCAGTTCGAGTCGAAGTCGAAGGACATCTACCGTCAGTTTCACCAGCCGCCGTCGAACCTGTCGTACAAGAACAAGGTCGAGAGGCGGAAGATCCACACCATCGTTTACGGTGAGGCGCTGAAGTCGCGCGGTGGTCACGTTGACCTCGACGCGATCGAGGCGGAAGCGTTCGACCTGATCGAACGCGACCCGGCACAGGCTGAAAGGTTTTTCGGCAACCGGATCGTCGCAGGCTCCGACTCGTGGATCGACCCGCTCGTCTGGAACGAGCTCGAGCAGACCGATTCCCCGTTCGCCCCAGGCGACGAGATCACGGTCGGCTTCGACGGCTCCCTCCGCGATGACTCCACCGCGATCGTCGGGTGCCGAATCTCTGACGGCCTCCTGTTCCTGCTCGGCGTCTGGGAAGCACCGCTCGACCCCGATCAAGCGGCCGAGTGGGAAGTCCCGGTCGGTGAAGTTGACGCTGCAGTGGCTTCGATATTCAAGACGTACAAGGTCGAGCGGATGTATTGCGACCCCGCCTACTGGCAGGACATCGTGGGCCGTTGGGCTGCGGAGCATGGCGAGAAGGTCGTCATCGAATGGTGGACGAACCGTGAGCGGGCGATGGTCGCCGCTAACGAGCGCTTCCACACTGCTGTCGCCACGGGAGAACTGCACTTCCAGCCTGACGATGACGAGATCCTGTCGCGGCACGTCAAGAACGCTCGACGCAAGATCACCCGCTCCGGGGTGCTGATCCGCAAGGACCGTCCCGGATCCCCCAACAAGATTGACGCCGCCGTGTCCGCAGTCCTGGCCTACGAGGCGCGGGGCGATGCGGTCGCGGCCGGCGCACTCCAACCGAAGAAAAAGAAGAAGTTCGTGAGCTTCTAGATAGGGGGACTCGTGCCGGTCGAGACCCAGTTCCCTTACAACGTGCTCGAGATCATGTGCTCCGAGCTCGACAAGAGGCAGCCCGATCTGATGAAGCTGGTGGAGTACCACCAAGGCCGTCACCGGCTGGCGTTCTCGTCCTCGAAGTTCCGCGAGGCATTCGGCGGCCTGTTCTCAACCTTCGCGGACAACTTCGTCCCCCTCGTCGTCAATGCAGTCGAAGAGCGCCTCAACGTGCAGGGATTCCGTCACGGCACTGACCCGAAGGCCGACAAGGACGCCTGGGAGTTCTGGCAGCGGAACAACCTCGACGCACAGTCGCAGCTCGCCCACAAGCAGGCTCTCATCAAGGGTGACGCCTACGCGATCGTGTGGGGCGATGAAGACGGGCAGCCGAAGGTGTCGGTCGAGACCCCGAACCAGGTCATCGTGGCGTTCGCGCCCGGTGACCGTACGCAGCGTGTCTACGGCATGAAGCGCTGGGTGGACGGCGACGGCAAGCACGCAGTCCTCTTCACCCCTACTGAGGTGTACCGAGTGCTGTGGTCCGAGGCCAACAACGGCGTCTGGGTGCCCGACAAGCAGAACGACCCCGCGTGGCCGATGCCGAACCTGCTCGGCGTTGTCCCGGTCGTCCCTCTCGTCAACGAGCCTTCCCTCGACTCGCCCTACGGGCAGTCCGAGTTCCTGAACGTGATCCCGCTGCAGGACGCCATCAACAAGACCCTCGCGGACATGCTCGTCGCGTCGGAGTACATCGCCTACCCGCAACGGTACGTGACCGGCCTCGAGATCCCGGAGGACGACAACGGCAAGCCGATCCCGCCGTATCAGATGTCGGTCGACAAGTTCCTCATCGCGGAAGATACCGGGGCCACCTTCGGGACCCTTTCGGCCGGCGACCTCTCGAACTACGTCAAGTCGATCGAGACGCTGGTGCAGCACATCTCGACCCAGACACGCACACCCCCGCACTACTTCAACGTCGGCGGCAACCTCCCCTCCGGCGACGCGATCAAGGCCGCTGAGACTGGCCTGGTCGCGAAGTCGCGCCGCAAGATGGTGTACTTCGGCGAGGCGTGGGAAGAGGTCATCCGACTGTGCTTCAAGGTGGTCGGAGATCCCCGCGCCGAGGTCATCGACGGGGAGACCATCTGGTCGAACCCCGAGTACCGGTCCGAGTCTGAGCTCGCGGATGCGCTCGTGAAGCGGTCGGCGATCGGCGTCCCGCGGCAGCAGCTCTGGGAAGACGCCGGCTACACGCAGCAGCAGATCGCCCGGTTCAAGGAGATGGAGGTTGAGGACTCCCTCAACTCCCTTCTGGCCCCGGTCGGCATCCCGAAGGTCCCGTTCACCCCGGTGACCACGGCTAGCTGATGCCCACCCTGCTGACCCTGAACTATCAGGACGCACTTCGCCGCACCCGCCACGCTGTCGGGGATGCGGTCGGCAAGCACTGGGACGCACTCGGCCACTACGACAAGGCTGACGTGCCCCGGTTCGTCGCGGCCGTCAAGCCGATCGTGAAGGCCGGGCAGGCTCGCGCCGTCGCGCTGTCTGGCGCGTACCTCGCCAAGCTGACCAAAACCCCGACCCCCGGCATTGACCCCTCGCTCGTCTCCGGCGCTGCCGTTCGCAACGGGGTCTCGCCCGACGATGAATACGAAGCCCCATTCGTGAACGTGTGGACGTCGCTGAAGAACGACGGCGACTGGCAAGCGGCGGTGCAGTCCGGCCGCGACCGGGCCGTCTCGTCATCGCTGATGGACGTCGCCCTCTCGACGATGGCCTCCTATGTCCTCTTCGGACAGATGAACAACTCGCAAGCTGACGAGTCGGGGCAGATCGTTGCCTGGCGTCGGGTTGCCGAGGCAGGTTGCTGCGAGTTCTGCCAAGAGATCGACGGAGCCCACACCGGCCCCGACACCCCGCAGCCGCTCCACAACCGTTGTGGATGCACCGCAGAGCCGATCTACGGACGCTCCCGTCCCGAGGGCAAGTATCTCGACGCGGGGACGACGATCGGGGTTACCACAATCCAGGATCACGGCGAGCTCGGCCTGGTCATCACCCAGAAGGGCGACTCATTCACCGGGCCGGAAGCGGTCGTATCCGCAGCGAAGAGCGCGGTGGACCCGAAGAACTTCTCGAGTTACGAGGCGTTCGCCGCCGCACGTGCCGCCGAGAGGTCCGCGCAGAGCTAGAACGCACTTTCGATAGTCGCCCACTACCGGACGCCGAAACCCGGAACGGGTCGTAGGCCCAATCTGGGGTGCCGATCGCTTAGCCGGGCTCCTGTGGCCTCCCACGGCACTCTCTGGCCCCATACCCGAACACACGTTCGAGATTCTTCCCCCGCGCGAGGTGGGGGCAACTGAAAGAAGACGGCGCGATGCCCGATAGCACTGAAACCGACCCCGCTGAGCAGATCGAGGCCGCGGCCGTCACCACAACGACAGAGACCACTCCCACCGACGAAGCCCTCGGCGACGGCGGCAAGGCGGCTCTGGTCAAGGAACGCGCAGCCGCGAGGGCTGCGGAAAAGCGCGCAGCCGAAGCGGAGGCGCGCATCAAGGAGTTCGAGGACCGCGACAAGTCCGAGGCTCAGAAGTTGGCCGAAGAGCGTGATGCCCTGAAGGCCGAGCGAGACTCTCTCGCTCAGAGCACCCTGCGGCGCGACGTCGCAGACGAAAAGGGACTCACCCCGGCCCAGGCGAAACGCCTGGTGGGCACCACTCGCGAAGAGCTGGAAGCCGACGCCGAAGCCATCCTCATCGACTTCCCCATCACCGCGGCCAAGCCGCAGTTCGCGGACGTCGGACAGGGAGTCAGGCAGAACGGCAACGCACCCACCTACCGGCTGTCCCAGCTCAGAGACCACGCCTTTTACGCCGCGAACAAAGCCGACATCGAAGCCGCAATGGCTGAGCCCGGTGGAACTCGCATCATCCCTGACTAGGAGTCAACCTCATGGCCGATATCACATCGACTATTCTCGCCCCATTCATCCCCACCCTCGTCGCCAATACGGCGCTCGAGATCCTTCGCAACAACATCGTGCTCGCGAAGGTCGTGACCAAGGACTCGGACGTCGCAGCGTTCAACGTCGGTGACACCCTGAACATCCCCTACCCCGGAACGTTCGTCGCCAACGACAAGGCTGCCAACACCGCCGTCACCCTGCAGGTCCCGACCGCGACCACGACCTCGGTCGTGCTGAACAAGCACAAGGAGGCGTCGTTCCTCTTGGAGGACCGCGGCGCTGCCCTC